GTTAAAGTTCACAGAAAAAACAGACTTGGAGATGAGAGCATTTTCTTCTTCAGGGTCGGTTAGCTTTAATGTGTCCGCGTCAATGGAGTTTATCTACATTCAAAACGGGGGTGACTTGTAGTGGCTGAACGCAAAAAAGCCAAAATGCCTCCCCGCAACAAGAAGAATTTTCGCCCTACTGAAAAAGGAGCGGGGATGACTAAGGCTGGAGTAGCGGCGTATAGACGCGCAAATCCCGGATCAAAGTTAAAAACCGCTGTAACAGGAAAAGTTAAAAAAGGCTCTGCCGCCGCAAAGCGCCGTAAATCATACTGTGCTAGAAGCGCGGGGCAGATGAAACAGTTTCCGAAAGCGGCTAAGAACCCTAATAGCCGTTTAAGACAAGCGAGGCGGAGATGGAAGTGCTAAACATAAACACTTTGTTAGGAACCGCTATTCTAGCTTTTCTAGGATGGTTGGGTATAAACATGGTGGACGTTAAGACCGAGCTAGCCGTGACACATGAGAAGGTTGCCAACGTAGAAGAAATGGTAAAACCTTTATGGGAAGATTACTTATTGGAGAAATCAGGTGACAAATATGCGAGCCTCCATGCGAAGGCAAATTAACACCGGACCAAAACCTAAAGCTGTAAAGCCCACTTATTTTAGAAAAGGTGGCAAGGTAAGTAGCAAAAGCAAAGGCTCTAAAATTTGTCCAGCAGGCAAAGCTTGGGCAAAAAGAACCTTTGATACCTATCCATCAGCATACGCAAATCTTGCCGCTTCTAAGTATTGCAAAGACCCTAACTATGCAAAGGGCTCTAAAAGAAAGAAAAAGTAATGGGTGAGTTAAAAAAATGGCTAGACCAAAAGTGGGTGCGAATTGATAGTTCCGGCAATATCAAAGGTGAATGCGGTACATCTAAAGACAAAAAGAACCCCGACCGTTGCCTACCAGCTTCAAAAGCGAGAAGCCTCTCAAAGTCTCAAAGAGCGTCAACCGCTAGGAAGAAGAAGCGCGAGGGCTCAAAAGGCAAGACAGTTGTATCTAACACAAAAGCGGCAAAAGTTACAAACCTTGCAAACGGAGGCCCCGTCAAAAGACCGTTCAGGGGCAAAAAAGTGGCTGGTACTGCTGTTGCTAGGGGTTGTGGGAGCGTTATGAACGGCAGGCGTAAACGGACAAAGGGGTCTGTAACGCAATTTTAGGGGCACATATGATTAATGACTTTCAGCTAGAACAGGCTATTATTCGAGAAACACGAGAATGGTCTGCACATGCTTTAGAGCAGTCTAATGAATATTATAACAACCTACCCGCTTGCCCTTACGCTAAGAAAGCGTGGCAAGATGAAAAGGTAGGTTTTTGTTTTAAGTATTCAACTGACTGGCAGGATCTCTATAAATTAATTTCTCAATGGGATGACAGCAAAGACGTTGTAATCCTTGTAGATTTTTCCCCTTTACCTCTAGATGAAATGGACGGTTACTTAGACCAATTAAACCAAGCAATCGCGGATGGCTTCTTCATAAACAGAGACATGTTTCTCATGGGGTTTCATCCTGATGATGAAGGAAACGAACTATTAGACAACGATGAGTTTGAATCGACTGTAGAGGCGCCTTATGCTATGATATTCTTGCAACGATTAACAAAGTTGCAAGAAGCGTCAGATACCCTTAGAATGAAAGGGTATTACGACACTTGTCAGGAATATTATGGTGCAGACAATTTGTACCAAAATAGAGTTTCTCTTTATAGGAGACTAAAGAATGATGAAAAAAGTTAAAAACAAACCCACAATGATGCGTGGCGGCGGTATGGCTAAAGCTAAGAAAATGATGCGTGGCGGTGCGGCAAAGGCGGCAAAAAAGAAGCCTGTTATGATGCGCGGTGGCGGTATGGCTAAAGCTAAGAAAATGATGCGTGGTGGTAAGGTTAAAAAGTAATGACAACCTCTGGGTCAAAAAACTTTGAGCTTCAAGTAGATGATTACATCGAAGAAGCTTATGAACGGTGCGGGCTCGAATTTAAGACGGGATACGATGCTCGAACCGCAAAACGGTCGCTCAATCTGCTTCTAGCAGATTGGGCAAACCGTGGTTTAAATCAATGGACCATCAAACAACGTACTCAGGCTTTGACTTCGGGTACAAGCTCGTACTCTTTGGGCAATGATGTAATAGACATCTTGTCTGCCGTTTGTAGGCGTAGTGGCTCAGACATTACTTTAAGCAGATTGAGCAGAGACGGTTATCTAACAATACCAAACAAAGCTACGACAGGCAGACCTAGCCAGTTCTTTTTAGATCGTCAAGTAACTCCAGAGCTTTATCTTTACACAACTCCTGACAATTCTTCCGATACAATTGTGTACGATGCTTTGGTTCGTATGGACGATGCAGATGATTTAACAAACACAATGGACATGCCCTTTAGATTTTATCCATGTTTAGCCGCAGGGCTGGCTTATTACATAGCTATGAAAAGAGCTCCTGAAAGAATACAGATGCTCAAAGCTATTTATGAAGAAGAGTTTGAAAGAGCGCGTACAGAGGATAGGGATCGGTCGTCATTTAATGTGACGCCTCAATACCAATATTTAAGAGTAAGTTAAATGGCACGATATGCGTCTGGGAAGCATTCTTATTTCATATCTGACAGGTCTGGTTTTCGTTATCCTTACAAGGATATGAAAATAGAATGGACAGGCGCGGCTGTAGGACCAGATGAATTTGAGCCAAAACATCCTCAACTTGAGCCTGTAAGACAAACTTCCGACCCGCAGGCGTTACAGAACGCTAGGCCAGACTCCAGTAATATCATCTCTCAGACTATACAGCTTCCCGTTTTTAATTTAGAAACACTACAGTATACCCCACTTCCTGTTTTACAGAGTACAGCGGGCGTTGTTTCTGTTACAATCACGTAGGTGGTAAGCTATGGCATATAATTTAACAACTTTGAAACAAGCTATTCAGGATTTCACAGAGAACTCCGAAACTACTTTTGTAAACAATCTGGATAATTTAATTCAGAATGCAGAAGATCGTATCTTACGGCTTGTTGATCTAGATTATTTTAGAAAAAATGTTACGGCGAACTTCACTTCAGGTAATAAATACCTGAACGTACCCTCTGATTACTTGGCTTCCTTTTCTCTGGCTTTGACAAACGCCAGCGGCGGGTCAGAGTTTCTCTTGATGAAAGACGTTAATTTCCTACAGTCCTATACGCCTGATCCAACTGTGACAGGTACACCAAAATATTACGGTCTGTACGATATAGACAACTTTATTGTAGCGCCTACCCCTGATAGTAACTATGCGGTAGAGCTTCACTATTTCTATCGCCCCGCCTCTATTACAGGTTCTGCGGGGACGTCTTGGTTGGGAGAAAATGCACCCGATTGCTTGTTGTACGGATGTTTGGTAGAAGCATATACCTTTATGAAAGGCGAGCAGGACTTGCTTCAGCTATATGAGCGTAGATTTGTAGAGTCTATTGGCAGGCTGAAGAACTACGGAGAGGGCGTAGAAAACACCGACGCATATAGAGAAGGATTGGTCAGAGTTAGAAAAACTTAAACTTATGTAAGGGGCAAACATGTTACAGAAAAGTTTAAAAGGCAAGAAGGTTGCCATTGTTGGTCTGGGCGGAAGTTTCTCAGACTATGTTTTAGCACGAATAAATTCCACACATTTTGATGAGGTTTGGGGCATCAATAGCATTGGTGCCGTGTTCCACGTGGACCGAACCTTTATGATGGACCCCGCTTCACGGTTCTTGGATGACATTAAAGCAGGCAAGCAAACGGGTAACGCTCAGACTTTCTTGTTAGAGACGCCTAATAAAGGCCCTATCTATTCCTGTTGTTTGGATGATCGCGTTCCAGAAATCGTAGAATATCCTTTAGAGGCGGTTATAAAGGACATTACGTTCAGCTATTTCAATAATACCGTAGCGTACGCAATAGCGTACGCCATACACAAAAAGGTCAGCACTATTTGCGTGTACGGAATAGACTTTAGCTACAGGAAAAACCTTCACTTTGCAGAAGCGGGTCGCGCCTGCGTAGAGTTTTGGTGTG